GCTTGACTTTCAGTATAACTTTTAATCCATTTACCTATAACAAGTGATTTCCTTGTAAAAGGTAATCTGATACACCAACCCTTACCAAAACGATAAGGTTCGTCAATCTCTTGCGTTTCTGCTCGTTCTATTACTACTGGAGGTTTTACTGGGTAGGTCATCGGGTGCCAATAAAACTTCCCAACGTCATGAGTCTTCGCCATTAATTTCGCCCGTTTCCTCGCACCAGTGATCTGGTACTTCATGCTCTAATACTATCACGGCACACTCTTTACAACGAAAAAGCTTAGGTGACTTAAAATCAGTTTGCGCTGTAGCGCCACGCTCATGTTCTTCATCAAATGGAACATAATCTGTAATTATTTCTGGATCTATAAATAACTCTGCTGGAAATGGTCCACGTGGTGCATGAGAGCTAGATGGTACTGCATGACCTTGTTTTGTAATAATTCTTTGTACGATTCGCATTTTTACCCCTTTTTTAGCATTCTGTGATCTATCTTACACTATATTTCCGTTTGGCGGTTGCACCAACCCTGTATTTACTGCTAGGATAGATATATGGACAGGAAACTGCCCTAACACTAACAACGAAACAAAAGGGTTGCAACTAGCTTAGCAGACAGACGCTGAGCTATTTTTTATCTAGTGACAGTAGATAAGAGATTCGGGTTGGCCTTCTAGCCTAGGAGATAGTGTGATATTTAATGGAAAAAGAAAACTATTTGTAATCGTAATGGCCTTAATATTGGTCATAACAAATACGTTCATTCAAACAGCTCAGGCTGTTAAAGCAACGGTGGTTCCCACATGCGTGAACCCCATCATGAAATACTCCCAATTACATAAACTAACCCAAGAGCAGCTCTATGATCTTTTACGCCTAACAGGTTTTAAAGGTCATGAATTAAAGGTTGCTTGGGCGGTTGCTATGAAAGAATCCCACGGAAATCCTAAAGCCCACAATGGTAATACCAAAACTGGGGATAGTTCTTACGGTATCTTTCAGATCAACGTATATGGGCCTTTAAAAGCCCGTATAAGCCAGTATGGGCTTAGTTCAGCCACTGACCTATATGATCCCATCACCAATGCCCAAATAGCCTTTAAAATGTCTGCTAGGGGTAAAAATTGGTCTGCATGGAAATCTAATAAACATCAAAGATATAGCGGAGTAGTGCAGTACTGGTTAAAAGCAGTACCCTCGGTCTAATACTTCTTGCCGGCCCTGCGCTTGTTTTCTTTAGCGGTATTCTTACCGTGAGAAAGCGGGCGCAGGTTTCCGGTAGAATCATTATCATGGTTATTATCTTTGTGATCAACATCTGTACCTTTAGGTAGCTTACCGTGCTTCTTTTCATATTTAGCTTTAGCAGCATTTTTAGAGGTAGTTTTCCAATTACCGTCTTTATCTTTATAGTGTTCAACAATAATTTTACGGTAGCCATTAGCAGCAGATCCTTTGTACTCTTTACCTTTAGCTACTGCTTTTTTCTTAGTAGTCATATGTTACTCCCGTATATCCTGAAATTTTAATTGTTTGTATTTTTTTGTACGCGGGGTATACATTGGTGAATTGTTTCCCAGAGGGGTGTGCTCCCCCATATAATCCACTAAATGAGTAGCCTCTAATACTTTAAACTGTTTAGATAAGTAGTGCCCATGTTCTTTTCCCCAAGATCTTTCTCCATGAGGATGAATATCCTTTAATACTTCGTTATCTTCTGTAGGCCCTACTCTATGGACAATACCCCAAAACACTCCCTGACCATTTCTATCAATGGTACTTGGACCTGCATATGCCCCAGCAACTCCCTGAATAGAGCTTGCAAAAGCATATCTTCTAGACTCTGGATCTGGAGATTTTGGATGAGGCCTTACAGTATCTCCCACCTTAATATGACTACCTGAACCATGATAAAGTGGGGGAAGTGAGGACTTATCTGCAACAACAGACATTCTATTAACACCCACAGTTATACCCTCAGGAGATACAACATTTAATCTTTGACCTTTTAAAGGAAATAAAGACTTCTCGGCTGACATTACTTGCTTTTTTTTCTTAGCTGCCATTATTTATCTCCCTACCTATAAAATAATCTAAAATGTTGTGGGCCCTCAGTACATCTACACTCACCAGTGTTTGTTCGCAATTTAGAACAGTCACGACATACGCCAGAGCGTATGGGTGGCACATCCATCCCAGTGCTTTTTGCCCAAGCATCTCCTCCAGCGGTACGAAGATCGGAGTGGATTGGTTCTGGTACTCCCATAATAGAAGACTGTTTTTTTGCTAACTCAAGCATGTGAGTAGCAACTTTTAAGCCCCTATATTTTGGGTGTACCTCAATCATATTAATTACGCCCGTTGCGCCATGCCAATTCATTCTACCAACTACTTCTTTGGGAGTACCAAAATGATTTTCTTTTCCATCTGGAGGTAGTTCATGTGTAATTGTTAATGATGGGTGATAAAAACTTTCTTCGTCTGCATGTGGTGTACCAGGTTTTCCACCACTCCATTTGTATTTAAGATCATCAAGCCTAAGACCTGTGCCTTGAGGGGGTCCTTCAATAGGGTGGGCTTTTTTCTTAGTTGCCATTATCTGTACCCCGCTGTTTTCTTTGCAATTTTCTTAGGTTGAGATACAAATTGCTTACCTGATTTATTACCTTTTGCTTTAGCTTTATTTGTCGCAGCTTTTTCTGAAGGTGAAAGAGCATCCCAAGCCTTATCTGGCAAGTATCTCTTTTTACCTTTAGACTCTTTGCCGTCAGAAGTGCGCCACTTTTCAGCGCCCCACTTACTTAACGACTGCTGTGATTTAGCTTTAGCCATTTAGTCTTTGTATCCTCCATTGCATAACTTCCGTTTTTAGTTAAATATTCAATTGCGTTACTTAATATAACTTTATCGTCTTTAAACATTCCTAAAGCACGATTGCATTGTTTGCAAAGAACTCCCCTAAAACTTTCAGTGTTATGGTTGTGGTCAATTGCACTGTTAACTAAGTCTATTTCTGACTTACAAATTCCACAACATTTGTTCTGTTCATTATATTTATTTATAAATTCTTCTGGCGTTAGGTTGTGTCTTGCAACTCTTTTTGCCAATGTCCATGAGTCTTTTTCACGATATGTAGAAACTTTGTCAGGGTTTTTTTCTACCCATTCTCTGTGTGATTTGTACAGACATGTATTACAAGGACTTTTTAAAAGGTGCGATAATTTTCCACCTCTACTGCGGTATTCAGTTAGAGGTTTATCTTGTTTACACGTAGTGCATACTTTTGTTTGGTTAATCACGATAACCTCCTCCTGCACGTTTGTACTCTGCAGCAAGCAATTGACTTTTTCTCGCGCTCCATTCTCCAGGATCTCCACCTTTAGTACCAGCCTTAATTTTATTAAATAATGATTTACGCATACCAGGCTTTGTATAGTTTCCAGCCTCATTGACTTTAGACTTTGCCTTTGGTTTTGCAGCAGCTTTTTTTGCAGTTGCCATTAGCAATCCCACTTACGAAGTGCAAGTGCCTTACGTGTAGGCTTACCGTTTTTTTCCATAGCGCCAGGCATACCGCCCATACGTGCACAGAATGATTTGCGGCGAGCTGCAGACTTAGGTGACTTCTTTGCTTGAGATGCAGATACTGGTGGCTTAAGGTTATGTCCTTCTGCTTTAGCAGAAGCACGACCCTTAGCATTTAGACCGCCTTCAGGATTTTTACCTTCTTTGCGTGTCCATGCAGCTGTTTTTGGTTTTGATTTAGCTGCCATTATTGTAGGTCCTTTCGATTACTCCACGAATCATTAGCATAATTATAACATCTATGACTATTAGCTTTACGCTGTCCACGATCTTGTTCTTTACGTCCACCAAGTTCACTGTGAGTCCAAGAACAGTCTAGACAATGCCATTTATGAAAACCTCTGCCATTAAGTTCTCCACCACCAGTGTAAACAGTATTATTAGAGTGTCCCATTAATTGCTCGATTCACCACTAACACCACGACCATATTTTTGGCGGGTGATAACATGAGAGTCATCAGCTTGATCAGGCTTAAGACCTGTTATATACTCTGCAGCCTCTCGTGCATTGTTACGTAGGTTCTTAGGAACCTTAACCTCACGAGGTTTAGAAGAAAATACCTCTGAACGAGACATTAGGAATCTTTTTCTTCTTTAAGAACTTTGTTAGGGCTTGTTTCTCCTGGAAGAAGACCTTCAGCAACACTCTTAGGACCTTTTGAG